CTCTTTCCCTACACGACGCTCTTCCGATCTGAGAAGAGGATTGCTCACCAGTCGTCCCCAAAATCAGACTCAGGCGGGTTTTCGGCAATGTGGAGTTCGACGCGCTGATATTCGGGTTCGAGGAGCACGACCTCACAGCGTGCTCCTGTCTCGTCGATAAACCAGGCCGTCCCGGTTTCGATCTCCAGCGGGTCACCGGGATGCCAGCAGCCACCCATGAAATAGTCGGAACCGCCTCCAGAAAGGCTGTACGGAACCTCGATTTCTATCGAGGACGGCGCATCATCAGGGCCGCTTTCCAGTGTCCAATCGACTGAACTCCGCCAGTGCGACCAGTCGGTGCGGATGTGGTTGAGGAAGACCGCGAGCTTGGGCGTCGCGGTGCGGGCCTCGAAGTTTTCCAGCGTCACAAGCTCGGACCGATCGGCAGGGATAACACCACGTCCAAGGCCGTAAGGCACATGATAAGGCCAGCTATCGCAAGGGTCGGTCATCATGCGGCAACCCGATGCGCATAGGACGCCCGCTTCGGTTTCACAGCCTCGGCGATGACCTTGAGCAGGCCGACGATCCCATCGATCTCAACCCGCTCGCCATCGAAGCCATAGGGGGCGAGCGATTCGGCGGCCTCGGTGATCTCGCCGACCGAATTGCTGAAGCGCTCGGCCGCGCGCTTGATCGTGTCGAAACGCAGCTTCGCGGCGAGCTCTTCGGCGCTCATATCGTTGCCCGAATAGGTCGGCGTTTTCGCAGCTTCGACCTCTGCGGTCTGACCGTTGCGCCAATCCTCCATCGCTTCGGCAATCGCTTCGGCTTCGCGCGCCTGGATCAGCTCGAGCTCGCGCTTCTCGTCCGGCATGTTGCCATGGATGATCGCCTGCCGGCGCTGGAATACCCACTCGCGAACAAGGCCGACAGCCTGATCGTCATGGGCGCGCAGGGTGAAGACGGGTTCGCCTGGCGCAGCGCGCTCAAGCCCGTCGAAGGGCCCGGGGGCTTCCTTCGTGCTCATGCCGCCAGCGCCTTCATCGCGTCGCGCAGCGCGCGCCCCTCATCGGTCGGGATGATCTGGCAATCGCGCAGGTCGTCCGGATTGGCCCAGCGCTTGACCAAGCCGTGCTTCTGCAGCGTGCCGTGGATCCGCGTGATGACCGGCTTCGAGACGTTGAGCCGCTTCGCCAACGTCCGGACGCGATGCGGGCCTTCCTCGTCGCAGAGGATCGCGAACATGGCAAGCTGGCGCGCGGTCATGTCGATGTAGCGGGGCGAATGGACCCATGACAGGGATAGGGTTGCGAGATCAGCCACGGCGGAAATCCTTTCGGTGATAGCTGCGGGTGCAGATGATGAGCTTGGCCGCCCAGATCCGGAGCTGGACCGCGTAGAAGTCGACGACGCGATATTCCGGCGCGCGGAAGGCCGCAGGGACAGGATGCAGGGTCACTTCCCCTTCTCCGGCGCTGGAAGCATGGGCAGCATCGAGGGCATCGTGCCGATGCGATAAGCCTCCTCGACCTGCGGCTTGAGCCATTCGCCGGCGGTTGCGCCGTTGGGGAGCAGGATGTGCGCGAGGAATTCGTCCTCGAAGGTGGTGATGCCTGTTTCGACGGCCTCCAACTTCGCCTTGATGACGAGAGCCATGGCCCGCCAGCGTTGCTTCACCGCCTGCTCATAGAGCTTGCGGGCAGCCTCGTCGGTGCGAGCCCAGAGTTTTCCGCGCGAGACATATTCGGTGAACTGCTTCTCGTCTCGTGATGGCAGCGGGAGGATGAAGCGGACCATCTTCCCCTGCATCCGGAACCCGACGACGGCGTTCGAATCCTGCCAGCCATAGAGGAACTGGTCAGCGCCGTAGCGCTCAAGCGTGCGCTCGATCTCGTCTCGCGAACGCGAGCTGCTGACGTCGGTCTGGGCAGCGTAGCGGGTCATGCCGCCGCCAAAGCCTCGAGCCGCGCCATGGCGGCATCGCGGACGCTCTGAGCGCCATCCTCGTCAAGCGGGCCGAAGTCGGCGTGCGCGACATAGCGGTTGACGTCGTCCTGGTTCTGGAAGGCGTTGATCTCGGCAATCATCGATGCTGCCGTCACACCAAGCGGCGGCAGGCCGAAGGGGTCATCGGTGCCGGCTGTGCCACCATGCTGAGCAACGGCCGCGTCGACCTCGGCAGCGAGCTCGGGCCGGTTCGCCGCGAGCCACGTGCGCTGGTTGACGACAGCAGGATCCTCGGTGATCGCCTTCAGCGCCTCGGCATTGCCGGCGGCGTGGATGCGCTTGACGAGATCCGCTGTCCCGATCGCCGGACGATCAGCCTGGGCGGCGGGCGCATCCTTCAGCGGCTTCACCTTGTATGCCCGCTTGCTCCCGCGGGTGGCGGTGAGCGCCATCGCGATCTCGCTTTCGATATGGCTCATGTGGCTGATGCGGATCCCGCCGACTTTCATGCCGCCGAACTGGACATCCGGATCGCGGTAGAGGGTCATCGCGCGGCCGACATAGGCTGACCCGTCTTTCCCCCAGCAATGCACCATCACGCGGCGCATCGACTTGCAGGGGTAATAGGGCTTGCCGTTGTCGCCTTCGAAATTGACGGCGATCGGCTGCTCGGCAGTGTCGGGGCGCGCCGATACCTTCGTGATGCGGATCGTGCGCGTCCGCCCGATCAGGTCGTCGGCGTTGAGCTGATCGGACTTGGCAGCGATGGTCGGGCTGAGGTCGGTCATTGGGTTGCTCCTTGCGCGCGGCGCGCGATCTCACGTTCCGCGTTCCATTTGAGGTCTTCTTCCATGGTGGGCTGGCGCAGCATCCATCCGAGGAAGCCCGCTTCGACTTCGCTCCATGGCATGCCGCGGAACTTGCCGATCGGGCACGTCGGAAGCAGGCGCGGCTCTTTCGTCCATGCGACCATCTGCTTGCCGGTGGCGCCGGCATCGAACAGAGCGAGAAGGATGTGCGCGGTGACATAGGCGTCGGGCCCGGCGCGGTGTGCTGGCTGGGTCAGAGCATGGTCAGGCTTGATCTTGCCCTGATCCTCGAGCCAGTAGCGCAGCGAGCCGTTGCTGTGGCTGGGCGCATGCGGCCATACGCGGAGAGCGGCCTTATAGGTGCAGATGATCGGCAGCGCCGGTACGAAGAACTTCGTCTCGAACTCGGCATTATGGGCAACGCCGGCGCCGAACATCGACACGTCGCTGTCGAACATGACGAGTGGATCGAACTTCGGCTGCCCCGCGCATTCCGCCAGGCTGATATGATGGATGGCGCGCACCTCCGGCGGCATCGCCTCAACGCCGCAGAGCCATGCGCGCGGCGCGTCGATGACCCGGGTGTCGAGGTGGAGGTCGCACACCCCCACCTCGCATACCTCGGCCGGCGGCTCGGTGCCGGTCGTCTCGAAGTCGATGACGCGGAGGATCGTCACGCGATGATGTCCTCATAGACCCGGCGCTCGGTCGGAATCATCTTGGGCATGGCCGCGAGCGAGGCGCGGTACTCGCGCTCCTTATCGGCTAGGCGCTCCTCGAAAGCGGTGGCGGCCTCGATGATCGCTTTCTGAATGACGGGATCGGCTTCGATTCGCGTCACGAACATCGCCAGACCGCCGCTGTAGCTGATGTAATCGATCCAGCTCCGCTCGGTGACGAGCAGGCCAGTCTGAAGCTGCAGCATATATTCGGTGGGCACGATGCCCTCACAGATAGTCTGGATCTGGTATTTCTGCCGGCGCGACTTGCACTCGATCAGGCCGTCATCACCGACGAGGCCGTCCGGCGAATAGCCGATCGTGAAGCCCCATTTGTTGTTGGTAATGAAGCCAGCCTCGGTGACCGGCGCGAAGTGCTTGGCATAGAGCATGCGCGCATCGATCTCGTCCTCGTGACCTCGCAGCATATCGTCGCTGATGTAGCTGGGCTCGACGAAGCCGGTTATGCGCTGGCCGAGCAGCTCGTAGAGGTGGGTCTTCTCCTTATCGTTCGATGCTACCTTGAGCGTCGGCGTGATGATCAGCTTCATCTCGCTTGCCGTGAGCAGCCCGCAGCGCGCGGCGTGCCATTCCTCCGAGCCCTGGACCAGGTCGGGAAAGACGCGGATCGTGCTGGAAGACTTTGCCTTCGCGGCCGGCTTGAGCTCGCGTTCGATTTCGTCGGACGCCTCCGGCGCGCGATAGTCGGGATCGAAGGGATTGTCGGTCATAATAATCACCTCATGGATTGACCGAGATCGCTGATCCGGTCGGTTAGGGTGGCGTCGAAACGGGAGATGAAGTCATCGAGGAAGCGCTGATGGCCTTCGAGCGCGGCCTGAATGTTCATGGCCGCGCGGCTCATCTCTTCGGCGGCCGACTGCATCCGGCTAGCTGCGCGGCTGACGTCCTCGGCACCGACAAGAGTGATATACTCAGCCATCGGTGCGCTCCGCATAGGCCCGCTCGAGCGCAGCCATATTCTGGAAGCAGCGCCCGCGGCCCCAAGTCAGCATGGCGACATAGCCGGGGTGGCCGTCGGCCTCGTAACGGTGCGCGCCGGCCATGAACTGCTCTTCGCTGTCCATCTCGAAGAGCACGTTGCGGCAGTGCGGGCAGCACGGCAGACCTTCGCGGGTAGCGATGGCGTGAATGCCATCCCACCATGTGCAGCGGACGCCGTACACGAGGCGCGTGTCGGCCGGGTTGATCTGATGAACGCTCATGATCAGAAGCTCAGCGTGACGGCCGGGACTTCCCCGGCAATGATGGCCATTACGATCTTGCGAGCGGTGTCCTCGTCGGCGCCGCAGGACATGATCGCGGTCTTGGCGGCAGCCTTTATGACCGTGCGATGGGTCTGATCGGCCTCGCGCAGGGCCTGTGCTGCCCTCGCCTTCTCGTCCTCTTCCTCCCGAGCACGGTCGGCAGCAGCGACACGATCGCGTTCGGCCTGGGCGGCGGCTTCCGCTTCCTCCGCGCGACGGCGTTCGGCGGCGAGGGCTTCCTGATGT